ATAGAAAAGAAACCAACGCTTGGACAGCGACTCGCCGAAACTCAAGAAGAACATCAGAAACAGCAGATTGAAGTCGGGGAGTTTGTTGAAGAGGTTGGCAACAAAGAGGTAATGGGCGAGGTCTGGAAGCAGATCGACGCTAGAAGAAGTTTGCCGGCGTGGAAAGACAAGTTCTATCTGTTAGTCTGGTTTCGTAAGAATTCGGTCTTAAATCGCGTTATAAACGTTTATGTGCAGTCGAGGCATACCAGACCAACACCCGAACCTGGATTGACGTTGTTTTCGTATGAACCGAAGAAAGACCTATTGCTTTTAGAATGGGTGTTGCCAGATAAGCACGCCTTTAAGACATTTATCCAAACAAGAGATTATTCCGATCCGTTCCTGATGGATTGCATTGATCGGTATTTGGCAAGGACGCTGACATAGCTCAATTGGTAGAGCATTTGATTTGTAATCAAACGGTTGGGGGTTCAAGTCCCTTTGTCAGCATGGTTGTTATTTATAAATCGCCGGATCGCTATTAATTGGCTCTCTGTTTTTCCAATTATAAATCTCAATAAAGATCTTTATATAATCTTCAATAGTTGAACATCGATGAAATATATTTAACTTAAACTCCAGCTTAGACATGAATAGATTAAAATCAACATTGTAAAGATTGAAAAAATAAATTAATGCTCTTTGTAAAATTGTCGTTGAAAGAGACTTATACGCCGGTGTTTTTTCACAAATGAATTCAACAAATTGATTGATGTTTTTCAAAACAGAAATCGATTGGAGCACTCTGTCATCTGGAGGGAATTTAAAATTTCCTTTGTTAAACTCTGTATAGGACTTCATTTTTTTACTTCCCCCAGAAAGCAAACAAAAGCAGCGACGAAAATCTAAACCATACTTAACCATAAAGTTCTTAAACTTAATGTAATCATCTTTGCCGGCATTAACGTAAAAGTTTAAAAAATCAGAGTTCTTCCAAACTTTTTGATTGGCGTTTAATAAATAAATGTCTTCGCTTTCGGATTCTTTATTAACCTCATACCAGATTTCAAGTGATAACGCCTTTGCAGCCTCTAACCTATGTTGACCATCGATAACCATCATTTTGGCATCAACAAGTATTGGACGGAATTGAAGCAGATTTTTGATCTCTAAAGAACGGATGATCGCATTTAAATTGGCTCTATCGATGTCTCTATTCTGTGGGTTTTTCTTAAAAATAGTATAATCTTTTGTTGATTTAAGCATGTTTCCCTGTTTATTTAATGTTTAACATTTCCGAAACAATATTTAATTGCATTTGAATTGCTTTAATCTCCATATCAACTTTATCTCTCCAGTTAAGTTGTGGAGATCTTCTAGTGAGCACTCGGGAATTAGCATAAGCCAATGAAAGTTTTCGTTTTCGTTGTTCTTGTCTTTCCTTGGCATCGGCAATTGCTTTTTCTGCTGAATACTCTATTCGACTTCCTTTAAATTTAGCTAATTCTGTGCGGATTGTGTTTTTAGAACGGTTTAAATGTCTTCCAATTTCTGTATTATTGAATTTGAGTTTGATGAGTTTCTCTATTTCCCGTCTATCATCGTCTGATAGACGAAGCGATTTAGTTTGATAGGGTTCGTTTTGATAAAGAAGATTGCGATGGTATTCTGTAACGGCCTTTCTTCGATTTTCGTTTCCAACCTCTTCTTGCGGAATCGTGTAATCTGTTTTTCCGCCGTGTTTAGCTACATGGCATTTAATTGAATCGTAGGATCTGTTTAGTTCTTTAGCAATAAACGCAAAGCTAATGTTTTGCTCGAGCATCGTTTTTATTTTTTCATGTTCTTCTCTAGAAAATGCACCTGTCTTAAGCGATTCATAGTCTGCCATAAACGAAACCCGTTTGTATAAAATCGCGTCTATTTTAGCACAGCGATCTATTTACACCTAGACAGACTCTTTTCTTGAGTGTAACAGTTACACAAAGACTCAAATATTTATTTACCGTTATGCTTTGCAATCACCGTTATATATTTGGGGATGATTGGACTCGAACCAATGTAGCCCGAAGGCAGCGGATTTACAGTCCGCCCATATTGCCACTAATGGACATCCCCATATTTGCCTAGAGCGGGACTCGAACCCGCACACCCGTTCGGGTAAAAGATTTTAAGTCTTTCTTGTATACCATTTCAACATCTAGGCCTTACCAATTAATACGAAAATTTGGATAACATTCCGGTATGATTTTTACAGTACAATGAATATCGGCCGATGGAATAAGGAATAATTCGTGTGTTCCACAAACCATGAAAACTGCATCGCATGATGTGTTATCAAATTTCTTTGTTGTATTTCCGCAACTATAGGTTGAACACATTTGCCTAAGTGAAACTTCCCACTTACCAATGCTATTTTTGTAATTCGTAGAAATAATTCGTATTTTTAAAATCTTGCCATCCTTGTCTACCAGAATGTCATAATCCTCATGTCTTGAAATGGGCAAACTAACTGTATATTCATTTTTACTAAACCAACCAATTGCAATTCCTTTTGCCTGAACACTTTGATCTTTCGTTTTCATGGGGACACGATATCCCATTAGGTGAATTTAATACTACGAAAATGTGTATAGCAATAGATAAAGATTAAAAACCCAGAATTCGACCACAAAGTTCAAATATTTTCGGTGATTTCGGTGATTTCATAGGAGAATCTGATTCACCGAAATATGGTTTGTATTTTTTAGTTTCGGTGATTGATGCACATTTCTCATTTTCTTGCCTTGCACGATGGTTCACACTTTTATTTTATCAAAAATCTACTTGACAAGCCCACATAGATAATCAATTCTGAAAGTGATATAAAGTAAATTGTTTACTTTACGTAACTAGGTCTACGTTACGACCAATCTACAGCGTTACCGGCGGATTCGCTACCCGCTCAAAAGGATGGACTATGACCGAAGAACAAGCTCAAGTCGTAAAACCTCAGGAAGTCGGCGCACCTGAAGCTAAAACTGCGGAAACAAGCTCCCTGCCTCAAACCTCTCAAACCAATGATCCTGGTACCAAGGAATACAATTGGCGACAGATGGAGAGAAGGCAAAAAGAGTTAGAACAACAAAATCGAGAACTGATCGATGCGCTTAAGGGCAAGCTGCAACCTCAAGTTCCAGTACAAACGGAAGATGATTCTCTTCCCAATCTTTCTCCTGATGACATTCCAGAATGGAAACATGTCAAAAAGTCGCTCGACTCTTTCGAAAGAAAGGCAGAGCGCATAGCAGAAGAGAAAGTAAAAAGGATACTAGCCGAACAAGAGAAGGCAAAACTGCCGGCAACCGTTCGAGGCAAATTCTCTGATTTTGACCAAGTTGTAACTCAAGAACGTATTGAAAAACTAGAAAAAGAAAACCCTGAACTCGCAGAAGCCTTCACTAAGGCAGCTGATCCATACACTGCGACTTATTCCTATCTAAAGGCTCTGTACTTGCCCAAGTCTCAAGATCCTGTAGCAATGGAAGAAGCGCAAAAAATTCTGGAAAATGCAAAAAAGCCCAAAAGCAGTAATGCCGCTGGAGCTCAAGGCGCACTTAAGAATGCGTCAGCGTTTGCCAAAAAGTCAAAGGAACAGTTGTACAAAGAAATGATGGCGTTCTCGGCCAGGGCAAGCTAAAGGATAAACAATGACCACAACAAGCAATGTGTTGCCTGCTCCAGTGCAACAAGAGTTCTCAGAAAAGATGCTGAGCACTCCTATGGCTCGTTTGGTTCATAATTTGTTTGCCATTCCGCGAACAATCGATGGTAACGCTGGTAAAACGCTGCGTATGCGCCGATACAATCGGCTTCAAACCGCTCCAGTACCAGTTGATCCATTGTTTATGAACCCACCGGCACAACAATTAACTGCGATCGATATTGACGCAACGGTTAATTGGTATTCAACGTATGTCGTTATAACTAGGGAAGTTACAGCGATCAACGAAGACCCTAAAATGAATGGGGTCTCTAAACTTTTGGTAATTGACTTGGAAGCCGCAGCGTAAAGACGGCGGCGACAAGGCACAAGGATTATTTATGCTTCAAAGCATGGTTGTGAAAACGAGAATTAAGTTGGCGAAGTTGTTTCATCAATTCGTCTCTTTTTTCCCACTCATTAGCGGCAAGGTTTACTCTGCCCCTACCAACCCCTGCTTTGTAAGTTTTTCTCATTTCCAGCATTACTTCAGCATGTCCTTTTTTAAGTACAAGATATGGAATCAACAGTTCGCAAAGTTTAGTAAGATGGTCTCCACTGATCACCCATCTATAAATAGGACGTTCATACGCCTTTTTAGATGTCCAACGGACATGCGAATCGCCATTTCCGCCAAAATGATCGAATACCCATTGAACAAGGATTTGGTCAGCACTGGTGATATTAAGAATAGTATGAAAAGTAATGCCACAACCAGATTTGCATTTATATTTTCCAATAAAAAAACAGCCCTCTCCATCGATAAGTCCGGCAAGATAAGCCAGATGAAGAGGATCTTTGGAAATGCAATCTGTTTCAGGTTTATAAAGTCTAAATCTCATATAAATTCCTTGATTAAATATGAGATGATTATAAATCAAATGGGAGAATTAATCCAGTGTGAACGACTAAATCCAGAAGACCTGAAAAGGTATGCGATAGTCTGAACTCCTGACGAAAGCAGGAGAGATTGGGTCGAAGAACCTGATCCGCCCGAAAGGGTCATAAAAGTAACAGAGTGGTTTTAAATCAATCCGCAGCGCGTCTCGGCCAATCTCTCCGCGAAACGGAAGATGAGCTAATGCGCTCAATGCTTGAGTCAACAGCTTCTTTTGTCAACTGCGTAGGCGGAACAAACGGGGATAACCCGACCGAACCTACAGCAGCAGACTTTGAAACTGTTGTAACGTCTCTCCAAAACTCTGATGCAGAGTTCATTGGCGACGTAGTTGAAGGCGAAAACAAATTCGGAACAGGCCCAGTACGTGATTCGTACTTCTGCATGGCTCATACAGCCCTTATTCCAAGGCTGCAAGCTATGAACGGATTTATTTCGAAGGCGCAATACCCTAGTCAACTAAATATTTTAAGTGCGGAATGGGGAAGCGTAAACAACGTACGCTTAGTACTTTCCAGCCGTGGATCGATTACGCCTAATGCTTCTTTGCTCGGCGCAAACGTGTACAACATGTTTGTAACCGGACAAGAGTCTTATACATCGATTCAATTAGATGGTGAGAGCGCCAAGTTCATTTACCACCCTCCAGGATGGGGGGATGACCCAGCAGAACTGCGTCAAACCGCAGCATTCCGCTTCGCACATGCTCGTGCAATTACGAACGATGCATGGATTATTAACTTAAGAGCAACCCTGTAAGGAGGCGTTATGAGTCTACAAGAGATCATCTATCGCGGCTCCTTAATTTCTACAGGTGCTGCACAAGTAGTTAGTATTCCAGCAGGGTTCGACCAATTTGTTTTGCGCAACAGAACAACATTGGCAGCAGGGGCTGGAATTATCGAGTCTAAATATTGGCTCGGAATGGCAAACGCTACAGCGGAAACTAAAACAGTCGCTGGCGGAGCTATTACCGATGCTATCATTGTTGCAAACGGATTCACTTATGTTGACGATTCTACAAATCAACTGAGCGCGCCCAATGCAACGACAACAGCTATTTCTCAAGCTGCTGCCGCAATTGTTAGTCTGACAAGCACTGCTGGTTTAAACGCTGGCGATGTCATTCGTTTTTATAGCACGACTGGCATGCTTCAAATTGCAGGAATGGATTTTTCTATTGATACCATCGTTGCTAACACAAGCTTCCGTCTTCCATATTTGAATTCGGCAGGCTTTGGAGCAGCAGGTACAGCAGGAACATTCCGCCGCGTTGCTTTCGCTAACAATTATAAGTTTTACCCAAGCTGGCGTTATATCACAGGCATTACAGCAGCTGCACAAGCCGTTGTAACGTTCTCTGTAACGCACCAGTATGTTGTTGGACAAAAACTGTCTCTTCGTATCCCTACAGCATTTGGCATGACCCAAATGAACGGGCTCACTGGAACAGTCGTTGCAATCAATACAACAACAAATACGGTAACTCTTGATATTGATTCTTCTGCATTTACAGCATTTGCATTCCCAACAAGCGCTACGGCTGCTGCTGGGGTATCTTTCCCAATTGCAGTGCCAGCAGGCGAATCGGCAACCATTTTAACAGGCGCTGAGCGTGATATTGCATCCCGATCGATTTTGATCGGATCTGCTATTTGCGGAACGCTTAACGATGTGATGGATTACTGGGCTTATAGATCAGAAACCTAATCTAGAGCTTTTTAGGGGGTGGTATTTATCACCCCCTTTTTTTATTATGAAGTTAACTAAATTTTTTATTTGACAGGCGTTCATGACAGCTTACGTACAAGAAATAACCTTAGAAAAAAGAGCTCCTTTGTCGGCAACGAAGAAAAAAGAAGTTGCTGATCTGCTAGCTGCTAAACACAAAGAAGATAGCAAGCTGGTAAAAGGAATGTTTAAAAACCTAGAGTGTCCTGGAGGCGGATTAGAGTTCGCTTTCAGAATGTATCCACAAGATCCTCATTGTATTTATAAATTTGAAGATGGAAAGACTTATGAAGTTCCTCTATGTGTTGCCCGTCATATCAATGTAACTTGCAACGAGCGACAACATAAATTTGTAGTTGACAAAGACGGTAACAAGACGACTGATGTAGTTAGAAATCGTCAACGTTATCAGTTCTTATCAACTGAATTCATGGGAGCTGCATGACAACTCCACAGTTTTACCCGTATTACAACATTCCGAATGCGATCACAAGAGCTTATCCCTGTGTTGTAACGCTGGTAAATACTGTCAATTATGTTGTTAATGAAATAGTAGGTTTTAGATGTCCTTCTAATTGTGGAATGCCCCAGATAAATAAACAAACTGCGCGAATAATATCTGTTAATGCTGGGGCAAACACAATAACGGTGGATTTAGACACAAGTAGTTTCGACACATTTGTTTATTCAACAAACCCTCAATCTCCTGAAGTTGTTCCCGCAGGTGAGATTGATACTTTAGGCGCTGCAGTAAGGGACAATAGTAACCGACCTGGTTACACGCCGGTTTAAGGAAAAATATGGCCGATGTCAGCTTAACGGCATTAATTGCCAAAATTAGAAAGTTAACCGGAAGACCGGGAACGACACAGATTTCAAATAATTCTATCGTTGACTATTTAAATTTGTTTTATCAATTCGACTTTCCGCAGCAGCTAAAGATTTTTGACTTTCATACCACGTATTCTTTCTATACTCAGCCCAACCAAGATGTTTACACGCTGAGTTTAGCTGATCGGAATAACTATAAATCTTTTGAACCTCCGGTGTTTTGTTCGGGATACTATATTAATTTTTATGAAAACCGAGAGCAGTTCTTTCGATTTTGGCCGAATTTATTTACTCAAATAAACTTTGCAACGGGAACGGGCGTCGTTGGTCCATATACAGGAACCCTTGTCGGCAATCCCTCTTTAACAGGCAATCTGCTTCTTTCCTTTGTTGCTGCCAATAACGTCACACAAACCGCTAGAGACGTCCCAAATAGCCCGTTTAATGGATCAGGAACGATTATCGGCGATGCTACAGGAACGATTAACTATCGGACAGGTGCAATTAGCGTTACATGGACATTGCCCGTGCCAAATGGCACACAGATCGTTGCTAAATATGTTCCTTATACACCTTCACGACCATTGGGCATGTTATTTTACGATAATCAATTCACCCTTCGTCCAGTGCCCGATCAAGCGTATAAAATAGAGTTGCAATCTTATATTCAGCCGTTCGCTATCAATCCAGCCACTGGAGTTGCTGAAGAATACAACTTTACAATCGATCCTAATGCCGTTCCTTTATTGAATGATTATTTTCAATTACTCGCCTATGGAACAGCCTGCAAGATCTTCGTTGATTCTCTAGAAATGGAAAACTATCGATTGCTTTTGCCTTTGTATCAAGAGCAATTAAATCTTGCTGAACGTAAAACGATGATGCAAATAAAAACACAAAGAACATCAACAATCTATAGCGAAAACCTTTATTGGAATAGCAATAGAATACCAACAGTTTGAGGCCCTATGGTTTATCAACCTAATATACCGCAGCCAACCAATCTTTTATCACAAAGCCAGTCCGATTTGTTGGGAAACTTTCAAGGTTGCAATACCCTTTTTGGATTGAACCACGTCAATTTTGATAACTCATTACCTCTCATTGCAACTCTTGGATATCTCACTGCTGCTGCTGATGAAGGTAAACATACAATCATTACAACCAAAATGGTCAACGCGGCAACGGCTGCACCAGCCACGGCTGCCAATGAAGGCTCTTTTTATGCAAAAGAACTCGTCGCAGGACAAAGAGTAGAAGGATTTTATCGCGCTAATAGTAGCGGAGCCTTAATGCCATTGTCCGCAATCAAGGCTTTTGGATATGTGAGTGGTGCAGGAGCGATCATTGGTTCTCAAAGTTGGAATATTTCCGCCACTGCTCGTACAGGCCAAGGAACATTCCAGATTGATATGCCTGCTGGCACAATGACAAGCGCAAATTATGTAGTCTTGGTATCTTCCACAAGAAGACCCGCTCCACCGAACTGTTTAGTTTGTAATTACGAAATAACAAACGCAAATAGATTTGTTATTACAACTATTGATCCAATAGTTAATGGTACACAAGATCCAACATCATTTTCTTTTGTAGTATTACAAATCGGCGGATAAATGACCTTTAAACCTTATCCAATTGTTCCTATCAGTGAAGGCGTCGAAAGAGACAAGCAACCGTTTCTTTTGCCGGATGATGCTTTCCCAGATATGACGAATTGCTATCTCTATCAAGGAAGGATCACGCGTCGATGGGGCAATAAATACCTAGGAAGGCTCGTCCAGCGAATCAGTGGACAATCTTTAGGTAATTCCGCGGCATCGCCTTTTACGGCAAATTTGATTACTACGGTTCCGGCAGCTGCCTTGGGTGTTTCTCCGGGAAGTGTCATTTTGACGATAGGAGCAGCGATTTATACGGATAATGGCGCTGGCAGTTTAACATCAGGTGCATTCGTTGGAACAATCGATTATGTGACTGGGGCTATTTCTGTTCCTTATGCTGGTGGTGTTTTAGCTGTAACTGTCGATTTTGAATATTTTACAGGTCGTCCGGTGATGGGACTTCCAACCGAAGAAACTACAGCGATCAATCGAGAAGACACAAAGTCATTCGATACTGTTAAAGTCAATCTTTTTTACAATGCTGCAGCCCGATTCATTGATATCTCTTATGACACCGCTGGCACAGCCATTTCTTGGACAGGTACCGATTCTGATTTTTTCTGGTGTTGGAATTATTATAATAAATTTTGGGCTGTAAATTATGTAAGAGCGGATCGAATAAGATATTATGATGAAACCGCTACAGTTCCACCGACACCTGGGGTTTCCGGAGGATGGACGATTTTTCGTCCTCGAACAAATGCAGCAGCGACCAATTTTTTAGATTCATGTTTATTGCTGGTTTCTTATCGAAACCGAGTAGTTGCGCTGAATACGTTAGAAACAGAGGGCGGAGTATCCAAAACTTATAGGCAACGAGCTAGATGGTCACAGAATGGCGATCCAACGACAGTTACTGCGTGGCAAAGCGATACTGTTGGATTAGGCGGATATATCGACGCTCCCACGGCTGAACAGATCATTTCCTGCGGATTTTATAAAGATACTCTGATCGTGTTCTTTGAGCGCTCCACGTGGCAATTATTTTATACCGGTAACGAGACATTGCCATTTGCTTGGCAGCGCATCAATAATCAATGGGGATGTGAATCAACTCATTCGGTCATTGGTTTTGACAAAGGTCTTTTTGCCGTTGGAAATACAGCAATTATTTGCTCAGATTCTGTAACCGTAGATCGCATCGACCTAAAAATCCCAACAGAGGTTTTTGACTTTCACAATCAAAACAATGGCCCTAAACGGGTATATGGCATTCGCGATTACTTCTGGCAATTCTGTTATTGGATATTTCCGAATGATGACCAAAACGGAACATTTCCCAATCGGATGCTCGTTTTAAATTATCTCGATGGTGCGTATTCGTTTTATGATGATAGCTATACATGTCTCGGATATTACCAATCTACAACCGATCTGACGTGGGCAACGGCAACATTTAAATGGGAAAGTGCCGGGTCTGGCGTTACTTGGAGTTCTGGTTTAAAACAAGCTGATTTTCCATCCATTGTTGCTGGAAATCAGCAGGGCTTTGTAATGATCCTCGATCAAAGCACTGTTAATGATAAATCTTTATATATCACTGCAATCACACAGGCAGCTCAAGCTCAAGTTACTTGTCCAAACCATAATCTGAGCATCAATCCTTATGGAACATTCGTAAAGTTTACGGAAGTCTATGGCATGACAGGAATCAATGACCTTGTCGGAAAAGTTATAGAAATCGTGGATGCAAATAACTTTAAAGTAGATATAGATACTACCGCCATGGCTGCTTATACCGTTGGTGGAAGGATTACAATCCTCAGCAACTTCCAGATATCGACCAAACGATTTAATCCATACTATGCGGCAGGACAAAAAGTCCGAGCAAACTATGCCGATTTTTATCTCGAAAAAACAGCAGCAGGTGCGTTTACAGTAGATATCTATGTTGATGATTCTTATGACTCAGCAGCCCAAAGTTTTGTCATTTCGACCACACAAAATTACGGAATCACAGCTTCAATTAATAAGATCTGGCAGCGAGCTTATCCTGATGTGATGGGACAATATTTGCAGATGGATATCTATCTATCAGAAAACCAAATGAGAACTGCCCAAGGAACTACACCAGAAACTTATAAAGAGGCAGATCCGGAACAGTCGGATTTCGTATTACATGCGATTAATTTCTGGATGGCTCCAAGTGGACGTTTGTTCAGCTATGATACGGTGATCTAATGTCTACGTCGGCTCCCACAAATAGTATTTCTTTTCGAGTCCAAGAAAACGTCACCTTTTCAAAAGATTTCGGACAATTTTTGCTGCAATTGACAGATTTATATCAAAAACTCGCCGTTTCAACGAACGCTAAAGATATCGCCGACTACGAGAATATAGAGTTAATCAATGGCCAGCAATTCTTCGGCGTCTATGGGAGTATCGATCCTCAGAAGAAAATTCAAATCTATCGGAAATGCTTTGCGTTCGGTTCCATCAATGCCGGCGCTACTTTAAATATCGCACATGGGGTAACGCTGACCCAGTTAACACGTCTTTACGGAACCTGTTATACGAAAGTAGGGGATTATCGACCCATTCCTCGGGTGTCAGCCACTACAGCTACCCAACAAATCCAAATAGATGCCACTACCACAAATATCGTCATCGTTAATGGGGCAGCAGCTCCGATTATCGAATACGGACTCGTCGTTATGGAATACATGAAGAATTAATTTGTAAAAAAAAGTGTTTATGGATAATGTCTCAAAATGGGACGACGAAGAGCATCCATGACCACCACTTTCCTTTTTTCGCCGTCCCTCTTTTAATTACGCTTTCTTTTCCCCTACAATCGGTTTTTCTTCTGTGGTGCCTGTCTTTTTACCTTTCGACCTTTTCTTTTGATCCTGTGGCGCGTTGGGGTCTAAATTTTTGTTTTTGAACTTTTTGTAGAATTTTGGTTCCTTAATCTTATCACTTTCTTTAAATATTTTTCTATATTCCGGAAGATCTTTCGTGTTGATCATCGTGATTCGACAACTTTCGTTGATATGCGTGTCATTGATCCAGTCTAACTTTAGAGCAATAATTTTTTTGATGTGCTCCTGACATTCTTCAATGGTATTAAATATTTTCTTACTGCTTGGGAGCCAATTCCCAGTAGTCACTTGATAAACATTGGTCATAGATACCTCTTTTGGGCTAGGCTAGCAAAACAAAATATTTATTTTACATAGAAATTGTATAAGCAATCAAAACGTGTTATAGTAAAGAAAATATTTTATAGGCGACGTATGGCTTTCTGGGACTTTTTAGTAGGCAAACAACATCAAGCAAAGACGACTCAGCTACCGACGATGTCGCCGGAGCAAATGAATATTTTGAATTCGATGCTCTCTCAAATGCAAGGGCCGATGTCCCAAGGATTCGGCAATCTATCACAGATATTATCGGGAAGCCCCGAAGCCTTTAAGGCATTTGAAGCACCAGCCATGAGACAGTTCAATGAGCAAATCGTTCCCGGTATCGCAGAAAGATTTAGCGGTATTGGTTCTGGCGCTCAAGGATCATCTGCTTTTGGCCAAACACTTGGACAGGCTGGCGCAGGATTGTCCGAAAATTTAGCCGCAATGCGAGCGAATCTCCAACAAAACGCCATGGGTCAATTATCGAATATGCTGGGAATGGGTCTAGGCGCTCGTCCGTTTGAGAATGTTTATCAACCTGCTCATCGAGATTATGGGCTTTTGGGATCTATGATGCCTGGAATCGGTGCAGGAATAGGTGGAGCTATTGGTGGATTACCATCAACCTTTATGCTTAGTTCGATGCTAAAACAATTTGCACCGAAAGCAGCTGGACCAACAGGATAAGGAGATTTTATGGTACAAATATTACCTCGCGAACCTTCACTATCTGAGCTGATTGGATCGTCCTTAGGACAAGGCGTTGGAGCGGGCATTCAAAATTTGCAATCGCAACAATCTGCATTACAAAAGATGCTTTTAGAAAGACAGATGAAAGGAATGCAATCTTCGGCGATGGCTCAAGCTTTTCCTGAAGGCGGAATGACACCCGAACAAGCGGCACAAGTAGACCCAGCCTCATTAGCTCAATTTTATAGAGCAAAAGCAGAGTCAAAAAAAGCAGAAGCTAGAAGTATAGAAACAGCCGAAACAGCGACCAAAAAATTCGGCGAAGAAATGCAAACACTTGCTATAAAACTTCCCGAAGAAGAACAAGCTTTTGAAGAAATGCAAGCGGCTTCACAAAATATAAGCACAAAAGATAAATTTGCCGAGGCTTTAGTAAAATCTGAAAATCCATTTGCTAAAACTCTTGGCGACGTTATTAGTAGCAAGAATGCTGCGCAAATGCGTGCAGGAGTTAAAAAATTCATAGCTGCTGAAGGAAAAACCGCATTTGGTAGTCAAGTTCGAAATTATGAGATTCAGTTGCTTGAAAATGCTTATGCTAGTGTTGGTAAAAGCAAAGAAGCTAATCTTGCATTATTAGGATCTCAAAAATTAGCTCTTTTAGGAAAAAGAGCTCGTTTAGATGCATACAATGAAATTATGAAAGATCGTTATGCAAAAGGTTTGGGTCGCCCACGTAATATCAATCAACTTGTTAACGAAAAGTCTAATGAAATAATGCGACCATTACGAGAAAAGTATTTTTCCGATTTATCAAAGATATCAGGTTCTGAAAATATTGATATTCCTGGATTTGTAGTTCTTGTAGACCCAGCTGGGAAAATAAGAAGAATATCGAAAGAACAAGAAAAAGAAGCTATTAAAGCAGGATATAAACCATACCGATGAGCTTTCCTCAATTTGGTGAATTGATTGGTTCTGAATCTTTTGAACCAGCGCAATCTTCTATAAATACAGCGCCACAAGAAGGTTCTTCTTTTCCGGAATTCGGCGAAGTTATTAGTCAGCCAACTCCGATAACATCAACAGGAAAAGAAGTTGCTAAAGAGGCCTTATTATCTCCTTTTGCTGGCTTATTAGGAGCTTATGGCAATGTTGGTTCACTAATTGAGCGCGCAACAGGAATGGAACGTGAACCATTGACTCCTGGACAGCAAGCAATTGCAAAAGCTGAATCAGAAGCGCCAGAAGAATTGCTTCCATGGTTACAGGGCGAAGATTTAGCGCCACAGTTTGGTTCACTACCTACTACACAAAATCTTAGAGAAATGTTTGGATTTCAAGAACCTCAAACCGTTGGTGGACGTTATACAAAGCGTCTAGGTGAGAGTTTAGGCGGACAAGCGGCATTCGGCATGGTTAGTCCGCTCGATCTTGCCAAGGGCGGTTTAGCAAGCGTTGCTGGCCAAACAACAGAAGAACTAGGCGGTGGTCCTATTGCACAATCCCTAGCAGAACTTTTGACATTTGCTAGCCCGGACATTGCGGCAAATCTTAGTAAACTTGCTAAAAAAGAAGTTACAGCTCCTTCTGGATTGGTTTTACCTAAAGTTGTCGAAAGAGAAGGTAAAGAATTTGGCAAAATGAAACCAATTGCTACGGCTAAAACAATTCAAAAAGCCGAGGAAAGTCTCGCCAATCAATCAGAAAAACTGATCCATGAAATTAAATCTACGGAAATACCAATTTCTAAAGCTGTTGAACAAGGCATTGATGTTGATGCGCGCAATTCTGCAATGCTTAATAAAGTTACCAAACTTGCAGAGAAAATTCCTAATCCTCTTGAATCTAAAGAGATATCTGACTATCTAAATAACTATCGAAACGAAATATTAAAAGTGCCTAAACCTTCATCAGAAAAAGAAGCCATTCTTAAAGAGATTGATGAGTTCCTAAAGCATTATGATACGTCACAAGGAGGAACTCGTTTTTATCCGGCCAAAACATTAATTGATCAATTTCGTGATATCAACAAAGATATGTCAAAAATCTATGAGACAAATCTTGTTTTTGGAAAGCGTCCGGAAACTATTAAATTCTATGAAGGATTAAAGGACTCTATAGAGAAAACTTTTGAAAATCAGGCTCCGAAAGAATTTTCAGATCTTTTCAAGTTTAGTAATAAACAATATTCAGAAGCACGCAAACTTGAAAATTTTGAAAAACTAATGGAACAACTAGAAACTGACGGAAGTCTCGATATCAAAAAACTATCTAAGTTCATGAAGAACGAGCGAAAATCTCGTGGTCTTAAGCGACAAATTGGCGAAGATGCTTATCAACGCATGCAATCTATTGGTTCTGATCTTGAAAAGGCTCAAAAAAATCTTAAGCTTATAGAAAAAGTTGGAACTTCGGATGTAGTTAAATCAATGATCGTTGGTGGAGCTCTAAAATTACTCGGAATTCCTCTTGTATTGCCATACAAGGTTAGTAAAGGTGCTGTTCAATTTGCTAGAGGTTATATGTTGACATCTCCTCAAGGAACAAGAGATGTAAAAAATTTCTTGAGGGCTTCAAGATCCGGAAATATTAAAGCTATTGAGAACACACTAATAAATTTTGATAATCATGCCAAAGAATGGGCTAAAGAGCATCCTGATCTTTCGTCTTCCATCCTGCCTTACACTCAGATAGAAAGTTGAAAATTTTATAAATAGATCCAGTACAAGCGGCAATAATTAATCCTATAGCCAGTCCTATGACGCATAGTTTTAACCACCAAACAATAATTACAAAAGTTAAATCAACCATTTTTCCTCTTTAACGAGATGAAGCATAACAAATAAAAAGCATAGTTATTAACATTGAAAATAAATATAGCATTACTCTAACTCCTCATATAAAAAGCTCATTTTCCTCTCTCCGCTTCAATTTTGCATAATCTTCCATGAAAATCCTTCATTTCTGTCGAAATTTCATTGTGAATGGTTTGAATCTGCGCGTTCATAGCTTCTATTTTTCTATCAGTCTTATTGTCCATATGCATAAATAACGGAAGCATAATCCCAAAGATACTGATCAAGATGGCCCCAGCCGAGACTAGTGGTTCCCACATAATTTTTTTGTTTTCCATCATTTTTCCTCCCTAAGTCTCTTTCTCATTAACAAATCCGGCACCGTGAGTTTCCAAATATACGCTCTCATCGTAATATTCAGTTCTTTAGCCGTTTTATGAATATCATCGAACATCTCATCGGTAACCTCAACAACTATTCGTTTACTTCGAATTCTCTTTGGCATGGTTGATAGCTAACTCCGTTGGCATAATTCCTTTCATGACGAGAACTGTTTCGATGCGGACTAAACGCTTATCGATATCATTAAATCGTTTGTCTATATCGCTAAACTTACCGGTCATCCAAAGAAAAGAACTTAATATTGCGCTCATAATGACAACCGTGTCGGCATGCTTTTTAAGCCATTCCATAAAGGTCTCCTTGTTTAATTTGTTTTCCCATTTTTGTCAGATAAATAAATCTCTAGCCTAGACAGGCGTTGATCAATAATTGTAAGTCGTTGATCGATTGAGCGAAGATCTTTTTCCAAAGACTCGAATCGTTTATTGATGTCGATTTTGAAGTTCCTCAATATTGTGTACACCAAACCTACTACTGCTGCTCCCGTCGCTATAGAAGTCCAATCCATAAGCTCTCCTTTTCTTTGGTGACAACCATTGTATGCAACCACTTTGATTTAACTCTATCTTAAAGAATTTGTTGATAAAATGAGGACAAGTAAAATATTTACTTGTAGGAGGGTAAATGGCTAACTATAGAAACGCATATGGCTTGGAATCTCCACTGCAACAAATGGTAAGTTTACCAATTATTGCTAATAGAGCACCAGCCGCAACAGATCTAAATTATCAAGTCGGTTCCGTTTGGATTCGAACCACGACTAATCAAGCATGGACATTAACTAGCATTGTCGCTGGCGCGGCAACTTGGGCGCTTTCCTCGCCGGGAGCATCCGATGTAGATACTTTAACTGGCGATGCTGGCGGAGCTATTTCGCCTATTGCTGGTAATATCACTCTTGCTGGTGGAACAAACGTAGGAACGACAGGCGTTCCTGGAACGATTACTTTCAATCTTAATCCAGCAATAACATTGGCTACTTCTGTCACAAGTCCAATTTATACGGCTGGTGCAGGCGTGCCATTACAATTAAACGCCCCTGCTGGACAAGATATCGTATTAAAAATGGGAGATGCTGCTGGTGTTAATGGCGTATCTTTCCAAAGCAGTACTCCTGCTCAGGTATTTCGTATCGATTCAACTGGCACTATGACAATGGCCGGCTTAACGGTTAACGGCGCTTTCACTCAAACAGGTGGTGTAGCAAATATTGGATCAGATGCCACTGCCAATGCTATTAACATTGGAACAGGAGCCGCTGCAAAAACAATCACTCTAGGAAATAGCACAGGTGCGACTTCCTTGGTGTTCAACTGCGGTACTGGAGCCTTGAATATTGGCACAAATGCCATCGCTCATACAGTAACGATCGGTAACATTACAGGCGCAACAGCAGTTAATGTTAACTCGGGAACTGGAGCGTGTGCTTGGACTACAACGAATGGATCGTTCGGCTTAGTCACAGGCACAGGGGCTATTAACCTTGGTGCTGACGCTGCTGCTAAGACAATCACTATCGGCAACGGAACAGGAGCAACCTCTGTCGTCGTCGATTGTGGAACTGGTGCATTAAACGTTGGCACAAACGCCATCGCTCACACTGTAACGATTGGTAACGTCACTGGCGCTACAGCCGTCAACGTAAATAGCGGAACAGGAGCGTGTGCTTGGACAACAACCAACGGAACATTTGGATTGGTAACAGGAACCGGTGCTATTAACCTTGGTGCTGATGCTGCTGCTAAAACAATCACTATTGGTAACATTACAGGCGCAACAGCAGTTAATGTTAACTCGGGAACTGGTGCATGTGCATGGACTACAACGAACGGATCGTTCGGCTTAGTCACTGGAACGGGCGCTATCAATCTCGGTGCTGACGCTGCTGCTAAAACCATCACCATTGGTAATGGAACGGGAGCAACTTCTGTCGTAGTTGATTGCGGAACAGGCGCACTTAATGTTGGTACCAATGCAATTGCCCATACAGTAACGATTGGTAACGTCACAGGTGCTACAGCTGTTAACGTAAACAGTGGAACAGGCGCTTGCGCATGGACAACAACCAATGGATCATTCGGATTAGTAACAGGCACAGGGGCTATTAACCTCGGTGCAGACGCTGCCGCTAAAACGATTACCATCGGTAACGTCACTGGCGCTACAGCCGTCAACGTTAATAGCGGAACGGGTGCGTGTGCTTGGACAACAACCAACGGAACATTTGGATTGGTAACGGGCACAGGGGCTATTAACCTTGGTACAGATGCTGCTGCCAAAACGATTACCATCGGTAACGCAACTGGCGCAACATCGGTTGTTGTCAATGGCGGAACAGGCGCTATGCAATTTGGTGCTAACGCTATCGCTCATACGACAACGATCGGTTCGACAACCGGAGCCTCGTTGACAACTGTTCAAGCGGGTACAGGTGCTGTATCGATTGCTTCTGGACAAATCCAAAAAGTAACTGGTCCGATCACGCATGCTATGACACCATATGCTGCGCTGGGAACAGATTATTTTATTAGCACGGATACAACTGCAGGGGTATTGCAAATCGATCTTCCTGCGGCTCCAGAAGTTGGAAGAACATATATCATTCAAGACGGTACAGGACAAGCTGCTATCGGTGGTGCAATCACTGTTAATGGAAATGGTAGCAACGTCGCTGCTGGCGGAGCTTCTGCTGCAACATATGTAATCAATTCGGCTTATAAATCTTTGACAGTAACGTACAATGGTACATTCTGGCTAGGTCGAGCTATCGTTTAATATTAAAAACCGCCCTAACAGATTGTTGGGGCGGTGAATTCTATTTACTCAGATTTTTCTTCGAGTTTTGTTTTCTCTAAATCTTCTTGTTCTTTATTTTTCTTTTCATTTTCTATGCTGGTTAAAACAGCTTCTCGTAGTTCATTCGTTCTATCTAAGAGTTCTCCTAGTCCCATGTCATTAGGATATTCAATAGAAATCCCTCGAGTTTTATCTGCATTCATAATCGCTAATTTAAGATTTGTGATCGAAAAGATAGGCATGTTTCCTCCAAAAAAAGTAAATCTTTTACTTAACAAAGTAAACTAAATTTAGTATAGTCAAGTCAAGAGAAAATTTTATTTGACGTGTGCCGCATTTAGCGTGCCCTTAACAAAGGAGTTCTTCCATGTCACGGTCAACAAGACCAGTAATGCAGCTTGATTCTCAAGCGCGTGCGCTTCCCACATCGGGAGACTGGACAACATTTCGTGGTGATTATTACCCGGGAACAACAAACCTTCGATATGCAGGATTTGCCAAACCAGGAACCGCTACATCTGCAGCCTTATGGCAAATATTTTACTGTACATATGACGCGTCAAATAATATTACGTCAATACTGTGGCCTGTGAACGCTTCGGGCGCAACTTCCAATGATTTTGAATTTATTTGGAACAATAGAGCAGCGCTCACCTACGTCTAATAAAATGAGGAACTTATGCAATTTACCGTTAATCCGTTTACTCATAGATTAGACGCATTCGAGCAATCTACGAATCCTGGCGGACAAGTCGAAACTTTAACAGGAAATGCCGGTGGTGCAGTTGGCCCAAACGCTGCGAAAAATATATTCGTTGTTGGTGGAACAGGGATCTACGTAACTGGCAATCCGGCGACAAATACATTAACAATTGCTCAAAGTGCAGCGATTGAAGGAACAGGACAAACGATCGGCGCAGTTACAGCGGACATTCTGACCTTTGATCTTGAATCAACACCCGGCGTTTATTTATTTAAAATTGAGATCGTTGGATTTAGCACCTCCAGTCTAGGTGTTGGATATGATGTTACGGCTTGTTTTAGAACCGATGGAACAACATCAGTTGAAATTCGTACGCAATCTTCCGATGAATTTGAAGAAGGCGCGTTATCCGGTTGCGATTTTGATATTGTCCCCAGTGCAGGAAATCTAGTTGTGCGTGTTACTGGCACAGCGGGACAAACAATCAATTGGTTGGCTGTTTTAACTTATACATTTAAAGGATAGATATGGCAACAGGATTTAGTAATGGCACGATGTTTTCCGAAAACGTCTGTTTCAATGGAACAAAAACAGCGCAAATTACAACGAACGGTCAATTGCTCATCGGTTCTGCTGTATATCCTTATTTAAGACCAGCAACATTAAAATCCATTGGCGGTACTGTAACAATAACAAACGGAGCCGGAACTATCAACCTAGAGGCTGGTTCAGCTGTACCCACAACGTTTCATACAGACGCAGGCGATGCGGTTCCTCTCGTAAGTATTCTTAATGTTTATGGTCAAGCTACGCCTAGCACAAGTGGTATTCGAGTTACTGGAGCCGGAAATACAGCTAGCATCACAATGTACTCGCCATTTAAAGGTGATTTTACCTTTACTCAATCAACTGCTGGAACATCTGAAACTTTCAGCATAACTCAAACTGATAACACAAACGCCGCAAGCAATGCACGTGCTCAAATTACATCGGGCGGTGCCGCTGGTGGAGATCCATATATAAATTTATTAGTATCTGGTGCTGGTACTTATAGTTTTGGTATCGACAATTCAGATAGTGACAAAATTAAGATCACAACTGGGGCATCTCCTAGTGCAGGAACAGAATTATTCACGCTAGACTCGACTACAGCTTCATTTCCGATTCAATATTTAGATCATACTGCGTCTTTGAGTGGCGCATACGTTTCTGCGTTATTTGGAAATTCATCTAACACAGCAGACAGTTTCGCCACATTAACAATAGCAACGGGCGGAGCTAGTGCTGGAGATCCTACAGTTCTTTTTGCTTCTGATATCACAAATACAGCGGCAAATTGCTGGAGAATGGGACTAGATAATTCAGATAGTGATAAATATAAACTTGCGTATTCGAATGTATTAGAGACAAATACTTATGTCTCTATTACCACAGCTAGCGATATCACTTTTGGAACAGGAACTCCAACGGTCGCTGGAGGATCTGATAAAATTCTCGTTTCGGATTGCTGGAATTTGGTTGGAGGAACATTAGCTAGCGAGATTTTCAATACAGACAATACAAATGCAGGCTCAAGAGCTAATCTAAATATTCGTGTCGGAGGATCTTCAGCGGGGGATGCCGTTGCATCTTTTATAGTTAATGGTGCAAATACTTGGTCGATGGGATTAGATAATTCGGATTCGGATAATTTTAAACTTTCTTCGGGAGTATCTCTTGGTGTTAATGATATAGTAACAATTAATGCAGCACAAGCAGCAACTTTATATCTAAAGTCTATGCTTCAATCTTACAGTAATGTTGCAGACGTGACTGGATTTGAAATAGATAATCCAGATACCACAAACGCAAACTCATCAACTCGTATTAATCAACGAACAGAAATAGGTGGCGGAGATACAGAAATATGTTTCGATACGTCTGGTGCTGGAACCTTTATGATGGGCAGTCGCCGAACTGACAGTTGTTTTGTATTAACATCCGGATTTAATCCAGCCACAAAACTAATTAGCGGAACAGATCGTTTCAAGGTTACTACTGGCGGAGCAATTACATTTAACAACGCCTACACATTCCCCACAGCTGACGGAACGTCCGGACAAGTTCTCACAACTAACGGAGCTGGTGTCGTTTCATGGGAAGGAAGCGGCGGCGGTACATGGGCTGTGACAACAGTTGATGCGACCGCAGTTGTTAATAAAAGCTATATCGCAAATAAAGCCGGACTCCTAACGATGACGCTTCCAGCAACGGCAGCGATCGGAGATACAATCCGAATTACGGGTATCAATACCGCTGTAGGATGGAGGATTGCTCAGAATGCGAACCAACGAATCCACGTAGGCCTTAATTCGTCAACTGCAGGAGTTGGAGGATACATCGAGGCAACTGCAATCAGAGATTCTGTAGAACTGGTTTGTGTCGTCGCAGGTGCATCGTCAGAATACAATTGCGTATCGATGATGGGAAATATAACGGTTGCTTAAGGAGTTAAATTATGCCAACAACCAATGCATGGTCGAATCAAATTTTAGCCGCCAACGTTACATTAAATGGTGGAACCGTCTCAATCGGCACCGATGCAACATCTGGAGCCATTAACATTGGAACAGGAGTAGCAGCACGAGCAATTACCATTGGTAACATCACTGGAGCAACGGCTGTTAATATAAATAGTGGAAATGCCGCTTGCGCATGGACAACAACAAATGCAACTCTTGGATTAATTACTGGAACTGGCGATTTAAATCTTTCGACAGATGCAACAGGGAATATTGTCCGAGTAGGAACAGGTGCGGGTGCAAAAGCTGTTTATATTGGGTCGACTAATTCAACTTCTCTAGTTTCTGTAGAGTGTGGAGTAAACGGAGCTTCTTTTGGGGCTAGTGCTAATGTGCACACTACAACAATCGGATCAACCAATGGTGCATCGGCAACGACAATTCAATCTGGATCAGGGGGAATAGCTCTAAATTCTGGAACTGGGAACGTAAATATTTCTGGAGATACAGCGGCTACAACTGTTTTTTTAGGTACAGGACCTGCGGCAAAAACTGTAACAGTCGGATCGATAAATACGACATCTGGAACAACTATACAATCGGGATCAGCTGGCATCAGTGTTGCTACATATACCAACGGGGCGTTTAATCTTACAACTGGAACTGGAACAATCGCCATTAGCGGTGATGCTACTAATACGACAGTCAATATTGCAAGAGGTGCAGGAGATAAAACCATCACCATTGGAAGTGGAACAGGCGCTACCTCGATCGCACTAGAAAGCGGGACTGGTGTAATACAAATTGGCGTAAATACAATTGCGCATGACATCACGATCGGAAATTCAACCGGAGCAACAGGCGTTTTCAATTATTGTGGAACAAGAGATTATTCAATCACATCAGCATCAGGATTGCTATTTAAAGCGGTGAATGCTGGCTCTGTCACGATGCCATTAACACCAGCCGTGTTAGCTTTACATACGGATGCACAAACAAGCATTACAGGCGATGGTACATTTGTTACTATAAACTGTACTACAGAAATTTTTGATCAAGGGTCTCATTACAACGGAAGCAACACATTTACAGCTCCAGTTACAGGAAGATATAGAATCACAGCTCACGTAGGAATTCAGGCTGACAATACAAATACTTATGCACAAATCCGGATTTATACTACAAACCGAACTTATACAGGAGATCATTCCCTTCTAGTAAATGCTAATTATTTTGGAATAACTTGTACTTGTTTGGCGGATATGACAGCAGGAGACACTTCATATGCAGAATGCGTTGCTTTTGGTTCTGCATCAAAAAATTGTAGTATTACATCGGACGGAACAGGAACTCCACAAACGTGGCTCAACTTCCAACTAGAATGTTAAGGAGAAAAAAATGGCAAAACTTTGTGAAAGTGGTTTCAAAATATCTAGCATCGATCAAAAAGCGTCTGAACACTGTTTGTTAGTTTCTCCTCGCAAATGGGCAGAAGATGCTTTAAAAGGAATGATTAATAGAGCAGTTAAGACGATATTAAAAGATTGGTTCGATTCTTATAAAGCAAGTCAAGCAACAAAAGTAAGCGTCGATCTTGCTATCGTCATTCCTGCAATCATCGCACTCCCTGCTTTTAGCTCATACAACTTACCATCCCCAGAAGCTCCAGTCATAAACCGTAAGGTTGCTGCCGATCAAGAGATCTGGACAGGCGGATTAGATTTACAAGACTATGAACTAGCAGCACTTAACGCATATTATGCAGATCCTGAAGTTCATCTTCGGTATTTAATGCAAAACAAAATTGACTATTGCAGAAAACAAACCGTTAAAGAATTTGAAACAGCATTAATGAACGATCCTGAAGTGACCGAGATGCCATCGCATGCGGATGATCTCATCGCGCAAGAGACAGCGAAAGCAGGATATCAAAACCGCGCTGAAAGAGAATCGGCAGGGCTATAAAGGATCAATTTGTCGGTGCTGACAAAATGATCTTTAAACAAAAAAGAAGGCTAAATGGCTACAAATAACGCGATTAATACTACATTGAGATATTATTTTAGCGCTTATAAAAGCGGTGGTAATCAAAACGTTTCCGGCGGCAGCGAAGATCTTGTAACCTTTGCAACGGTATCATTCCAATCTGGAACTCAATATAATTCAGGAACATCTACATTTACTTGTGCTGTAGCTGGGATTTATTTTGTTCACAGTCAATTATTTGCAGCAACGATTGGCAATGATAGCGATACATCAGTTATTAAAAAAAACGCAACAGCTGTAGCATATGGAAGTCGAGTCAAGGGAACTTTTACGGCCAATCAATTTGTTTGTTCTGCGCTCGTTGAGTTGGCCGTTGGCGATACGGTAACCATTACATATTATTGTGGAGCTGGAACAGCCACTATTGAAGGTTCCGCTGCAACGACGAACTTTTCAATGTTTAAGGTGAATTGATCAACTACCCTCGCCTAAAGGCGATGGCTTGTAACTAACGAGACTAAACAAAACTTTAAATAGGAGCGAGGCTTCCTCCCAGACATAAAGAACTGGGTTTCCGCCTCGTCAATAGGATGAACAAGCTTATATTACTTATTTTGCCGTTATTAGCTAGTTGTACTTACACAATTACGATGGTGCATACAGAAGGCGAGGCGAGTGACGTTGTGGATGACACGGCCACACCAACGGCTAATGTATCTCCGACGGTAACAATTCCATTAAAATGATTGCAGCAGCTTTGATTTTAGTTTCATTATTTGCTTTCATCCTCGGAATATTTTTTGTTGTTTCAAAGTACATCGACGAGTAATCTTTTCTAGCAAACTAAATTTTAGAGGGCTGGATGAGTATTGAATTGAATGTGACGAGAACGGAAAGCAACGCAAGTTCTTGCGAAGGTTTGCACGAAGATTTTGAAAAATTGTCTTCCGATATCAAAAAAATGATATCCGACAACATGCCGATCAGTAATTTCAAATATGCCTCTCTCAAAGACAGGATACGCGTTTTCGTTGAACATGATGCGACCCACGATCAAGAAATAATCAACATGCTCGAGGCGCTATCGCATCTTGAAATCTTTAGAACGGGTGTTACTGATAAGTCGTAGATCTTTTAAAACCCGCTTCTTTTTATCTACAATCAATTATCTTTCTTAGTCCAACACCAAACACCTCTTCGAGCCAAAAATCAAACACAAGCCAAAAGAGAGGTGTTTTCTTTGATTTCCGAATAGAATTCGAAAGATTAAATATTTTATTTTGCCTTTTTTGTGATGAGATCGTAACCTGAAAGAAAAAACCCCACTTAGGAAGTGGGGATATAACAAAAAAACTAGGAGACTGTTAGCGCAGTCCTGTAAGATGTCTTACATGCTCACCATTATGCCAGATCGGCAGAAAATAGCAAGTAAGAAATACAGGACTCGAGCGGTCTCCTGAAAATTAAGGAGATCTTATGGATAACATTGTCCGTACCGTTCACAATCGATCAAATCCCTATGTAATTCTTAATAAAAATACTCTGTGGGATTCAGATCTTTCTTTAGAGGCGGTCGGTTTATGGGCTAGATTGATGTCTCGTCCGGACGATTGGAAAGTTAGGGTCTCTGAACTTACAAAGACATTCAATTGCTGCAAAGATCGTATTTGGCGAATTTTAAAAGAACTTATCGAAAAAGGTTATGCCTATCGTCATCAAACACGTAATCCAAATGGCACTCATGGCGCGTATGAATATTATTTATTTGAATCTAAAGAAGTTGGAGATGAATTCAAAAAATGTTTACCGCACCAGGAAAAACCGTGCACGGTAAAACCGTGTGCGGTTCCCAGTGGCGCACCTAATATACCAAATAAAGAATCTACAGATATCCCTGTATCTAAAGATACACCCCCCTTACCCAAAAAAAGGGAAAAGGAAATCCAAGAAAAGATTGAAGTAGCAAAAGAGATCTGGCTAACGCCGAAGCAAAAAGAGAGCTTCGAAAAAGATCGTATGAAGGGAAATCTTGAAAAGATCCAAAACTGCTACCGGATTTTAAGCGAATGGAAAATTTATAAGGAAATCATTGGAGGAAATGACTATCGCTGCTTAATATCTTGGGTCATAAAAGCTGAGGAAGAAAAATGCAAAACGAAAAAAACAACGAGATACCAAACTGGGTCTACCAACTCCAAGCAAGACTTATTGGACAAAGATTCGCCGGCGCCAGTCTTTGCAACGCTCGAGGAACTAAAGAAGATCTTTCAAAAATAAATGAATGGACGAAATCGAAAAACGGAATGCTTATCATGATGGGAAAGCCAGGCTGTGGAAAGACTTATGTTTGTTCCGCGTTGCTAGCTTGGATGTATAACAAAGTTGCTGATATGTATTACTTTCGAGAAGCTGATTTTTTCTCAAGAATAAGAAAATCAATGGAGCAACAAGGAGATTGGCATCAAGAAATTTTATATCAATGCGATCATGATTTTTTAATTTTTGATGACATCGGAAGTGCCGGTCAAGGACAAACCGGGTGGAGACAAGAAGTTTTTTTAGAAATAGTCAACAAACGCTATGAAAGCCAAAATCCAACAGTCTTTTCAACAAATTACACTCGACAAGAAATTAGAGAAAAACTTGGAGAAAGAACATATTCGCGCTTGTTTGATAAAGAAAATACTGTTATTGATATGTTTGGATATCCTGATTTAAGAATGGCTTTTGAATGAAAATTTTAAATTATCGTGAGCAAAATCCAGCAACCGGCATCGTCGCTATCTTCGATTTAGAGGTCGATGTCAAGATCCCAGAGATCGACGTTGTCGTGCCTTGGATTAATAGAAACTGGAAGCTACGAAGAGCGAAGAACGGGGGATTGTATCCTCTCAGCCCGTCGTTTGTGGCGAATCAAAACGCTATGACCAATGCAGAAAAATGGGCGAGCTATGATGAAATTGATCCGAAGTTTGCTCAAGAGATCAAGAAACAGATCATGCAAATCCTCGAGCCTTTCCTGAAACCCGAGGACATTAAAAGTTAATCTTTGCTTAACGAGATCTTAAAATATGGGGCTTTCGACTTCATAAATGGCTTTAGTTTTTCCTCGTCAAGGTTGAAAGCAAGTTTGACTCCGTCCCAATCTACACACGAGCTTTCAACAAGCTGAATCTTCAAACCAGAACCACAAACGTTCCCGCCATCGGTACAGTTCAAAAGCTCTTCTTTTGCCATGGCCTCTACCTTCTTGGCTTCTTCAAGCTTGAATCTTGCAGTCTTCCATCGCTCAGCTGCCATGACGAACTCAGGAGTGTCTATTTCTAGGAACTTGTTTTCTTCCTTTTCAGGTTCGATATCGTTGACTACCATATCCCAAAAAGCGATCGCTGCTTTTAAGAGTGACTTTTGTTTCTTAAGATCGGGTTTCACTTCGATCATTGCTAACCCCCATTCTGGATGGTAAACAGCAAAGAAAACTTTTTCCGCATTGGTTACAAATAGCTGCCACTGAATTTGACACTCATAGGAAGCTTCGATTCTGCCTTCCTTAGCAAGATCGAAAGTAGCCCGAGCGGTCGGGCATTTGAACTCAGCGATGATCTTCTCATCAAAGGAAATTCCATCGAGAGAAGCTGCACAAAATTCATATTCCTTATGGATTAAAACCTTTGGCATGACCATAATGCCCGTTTCCCTTTGGAAGGCGTTGCGAGCTTCTGGCTCGAGTTCAATACCTCTCAACATTGCGGGCGTTCCCTCGGTTGGTTTTTTACGCCCGGTTTTTTCGAGCCATAAGTCATGGATTGTCTTTCCAAAGGGTTTTAATCCTGCAATGCAAGCAATATCGGAGCTTCCGATATGCTTTTGTCTAAACTCATGCCATTCGGGCGATCGCTGTATTAGTGACGTCATTTTCCCTTTCCTTCTTTAATAAAATTCCTCGTTTAATAGAACTCAGTACATTTTTGGCTGCATCAAGTTTGTCTGTAGTCAATTCAGACAGGGTTTTAATGCCCGCCCATTTAAGAAACTTTTCTTGTTCCGGGCCTATTTCTTCAAATAGCTTAGAAAGCCCTTCTTTTGCCCCAGAATCGATTATTTCGGGTTGACTGGGTACTTGTGTTGGTTCTTCTTTAATATTGGGGTCCAAGGCGATTTCATTTTCAACATAACAATTTCCAATAACATCCGGAAAAAGCTGTCGAGCAAGTCGTGATAAAGCTCTTGCATATAACATATCCCGGGGAAATAAATTCCAAGGACCATCAATTTCTCGACCTGTATTTTTATCCAGTTTTTTAATTAAAAGACCGGCTTTTTTGGCCTCTTCCATCGAGAAACTTTCCGTCCAACAATCGTTGGTATCGGATCGCTTGCCATGTAAAATGCAAATAGTGTCATCGCTCTTGCTGTCTCGAGTAATGCTATGTTTTTTAGCTCGAATTAAAGCGGCCATCATACGTGAGGACATTTCAACTTTTCCTTTTACAAAATATAGACCTCCGCCAATAGCAAGGCGAGGATCAATGCCTAAAGATTTTGCGGTTTGTATAATTGCAAAAATCCCAGCTCTTCCAAGCTTCTCATAATGAGAAGTTTGTAGTAATAACTCACAAAGACTTTGAGTTTCTTTTAAATCAACAAAATAGTCTTCTTTTTTGATCATCATCGTCATCTTTATACTCCAGAAATGGTTGATTGATATTCTTCATAGGCCAAGTCGCTAAGGTAGTTTTCTAGCTCAGCGCGTTCTCTCATATTGTCTTCTAAATCATTTACTTGGTCTTCAGTATCGAATGGTGGCTCATACCACCAATCGGGTGCAACATAATCTTTCATTTTATAGACCTTTGATCAGCCTAATGATAGTGTTAGAAACACCATTGTAGTAACATTCTTCAGCGTACTCGTTGATTAAGAGATCGTAAAGCTTATCTTTTACTTGTACGGTAAATGAAAATGTTTCGTGCGTGTGGGGAAAAAGAACCTGTAGCTCTTCCCAGACTGACTCATTGAATCTCTCGCTCTCTATACAGCTCATATTCACCTTTACTTTGAATGTGACAACCATTGTGCAAGTCGAACACTATTTAAGTCAACACTCTTTCCCAAAAAAAGAAAAATTGCCTGTAAAAGTCGAACATGTTAAGATCTTGCCCCTAAAAAGGAAGATACCCCAATGATGTCGCTATTAGATTTTTTAAAGGTCAATAAGATCTCTCAGAGAGAGTTTGCTAGATTCTTGGGTATCTCTAATTCAACCGTCTGTAGTGTAGTCAATGGAAAGAGACCATCAAAGAAGATCGCTAGACTAATTGAGAAGAAAACGGGTGGAAAGGTAAGAGCATCCACCCTATTACAACAAGACCCTTGGATTCGGACGTATAGATACTATTAAGCCGAACGTCTGTTCTTGTTTTCTATGAAGTGAGCACTCTGACCGTATTCAATCACTTTTTGCTTATCTAATACAAAGGCATTCCCACACTTTGCTGGGAAAAGATGTCCTTTATAAATTGCATAATATAAATTTTGAACGTCACATCCCAAAAGCTTAGCTGCATCCCGTACGGAGATTGTCCCTCTTTCTTCTTGAAATATAGGAACTCCGTTGATTGTTGAGCTGATATTTCTGTCATATCTGGATTTAGCATACTTATCGAGCTCATCAAAGGGGATCAAAAGCTTTCCGTTTCTTTTAATGACCCCATTAACCCTACCTTTGTGAATCACGGCAAAAATACCCTGTCTTGTTACATTTAAAAGATTTGCTGCTTCTTTGACTGTTATGTATTCCATACCACCACCATAAAAACTTATTGAAAAAGAAATAATTTAGTGGCATCCCTTAATTAACTCAAGAAAAAACGTTATGCTACAAATCACAGCCCCCATTCAATTTACCCTTCATATTATTCCACCCCCACAAAAAAAGACTAAATTCGCTTTTCGTTGTAAACGTCCTCATGCTTATGACCCATCAAAGGGCGATCTTACGATGCTACAATGGATGATCAAGGCATATGCCCCAAGAGAGCCAATCCCCGGGCCAGTGATCGTTACTTACTCGTTTTATTTGCCAATTCCTAAGAACACTTCAAAAGTGCGTACTGTTCAAATGGATCGGAATATGATAAAACACATAACAAGGCCGGATGTTGATAATCTTGCTTATATAGTTACTAACGCTATGAAAGGAATTATCTATAAAGATGATTCACAAATAGTAGAAAAACATGAACGCAAACAATATGGGATTGATCCCAGACTTGTTGTAGAAATAAGAGACTTAAACGTCGAGCAGGGTATCTCTTGAAAACCAGAAACCTTAAACATAAACCTAGACGATTCCAAATCACCAAGACAGTCGATTGGATAAAGGTCGATAAGCTTTTAGAAGCCGGATGCTCGGGCGTTGAAATCGCTGCCAGCTTGGGCATTCATCCTCAAACTTTATATGATCGTTGTGAGAAAGAAAAAGACACAGAGTTTTCGGTCTATTCACAACAAAAGAAACAAAGTGGTGATACTTTATTACGAAATGCACAATTTGAGAAAGCATTAGATAAAGATAATATGATGTTAATTTGGCTTGGTAAACAAAGATTAGATCAACGCGAGCCAGAGCCTCGAACGCTCGAAGCATGCAAGCCCGCGCTCTTAGCTTATTTCGAAAAGCTCATGAAGGATTAACCTTCTTAATTCTTTTTAGATTAATCGTATGAACCTTCTTAATGGTATCTAAATATTTTTCTTTGTTCCTTGCACAAACCTCTAAAAACATCGAGCTTAATGTTAGCGCTGTCATCTCATAAAATGAGGACGCTGTATATTCTTTAGGAAACTCTTTTTTTAAATTCGCACTAAGTGCAGCAAATATCGCGCTTGCAAGAAGATTGATTTTATCTATCTCCTCTACTGGAAGCATCGTTAAGTTTTTGTAAATTCGTTTCTTTTGCATCTTAACTCCATTGGTTGAGTCTGATAAAGAAATATGTTGACATGCTTTCTTTGTCAAGATAAGAATTTAGTTTATGATCCCAGAAACGCTATCAGTTAAACAAAAAGACTCTTTTCGACACTCCGATGCCCGTATCAATATATGGCAGGGGGCCGTTCGCTCGGGGAAATCTTACTCGGCTCTCCTGCGTTTTTTAAGGTTCACAATTGAAGGCCCGCCCGGAACCTTTATCGCTGTAGGTAAAACGAACGCCGCTCTCAAAAGAAACTTTGTCGACCCGTTGCTCGAGCTGCTCGGTATCGATGTTAGGTATTACGCCGGAAAGCAAGAAGTGCAGCTGTATCGACGGACGATCGTATTGCTTGGGGCCAACGACGAAAGGGCTGAGGGAAAGATCCGCGGTAATACATACGCCGGCGCATATGTTGACGAAGGAACGCTGATCCCAGAAAGCTTCTTTGTCACGCTGCTTGCCCGATTAAGCGTTCCAGGTGCAAAGCTTTTCTTGACAACTAACCCCGATAGCCCGTTTCATTGGTTAAAGAAAAACTATATCGATAGGGAAGCAGACCTTGACCTCAGAACGTTTCAATTTACCCTCGAGGATAACCCTTCTCTTACTTCGCAATTTAAACAAAGCCTCAAGTCTGAGTTTCGAGGTTTATGGTATCAACGATATATCGAAGGTAAATGGGTTCTGGCTGAAGGTGTTATTTATGATTTCTTTGATGAAAGCCTGCATTGCATGGATTTTAGTCCTACCAGTAGCCGTTATTATGTGTGTGGTGTGGATTACGGCACTACTAATCCGTGTGCTTTTACACTCGTGGGTTATGATCCGTCAAACTTTCCGAACATTTGGGTAGAAGATGAATACTACTGGGATTCTAGAGAACTTACGCGACAAAAGACAGATACCGAATATGCTGAAGATCTTAGAAGATTTATTGCTGGAAGAAATGTTAAGTCGATCATCATCGATCCCTCCGCAGCTTCTTTCAAGGCAGAGCTCTACAAGGTCGGAATAACAAATTTGGTAGACGCGAATAACGAAGTCCTCGACGGCATTCGTTATGTGAGCAAGTTTCTATCAAACGGAACTCTTAAGGTCTGCCGCAAATGCCAGCACTTGATCAAAGAGTTCGGCACCTATTCTTGGGATCCAAAAAGCGTAAAGCTTGGGGAAGACAAGCCGCTCAAGCAGAATGACCACGCGCTTGATTCTCTAAGATATACGATATTTACACACTTTAAACCTATTTATGACGGCAGCGCTGAGATGGATATCGACGCCTATCGTCGCTGGAAATCACAGCAAGGATGGAAATGATGATTAGCTTCGAACAATTAGAGATGATCGGAACGGTATTGATGCTTGGCTTTCTGTTAAGTTTTGTTATTTTCTTTATGTTTACCTAAGTCAATGCTTTATGAAAAAAGAACGATGCAAGCTCTGTAGGGCTAGAGTCCGGGCGCTTTTTTGCTTTGGTCAATATTGGATGTGTTATACTTGCTTTTGTGAGTATCGGCAAATGATTGATGGTTGGTTATCCAACAATAACATCAAAAGAATGCGCTACCACAAAAAACAAGAGGAAAATATGGCAAAACAACCAAAACCAGAACCAAAACCACCTATCAAATAGGTGGTTCTACCGCCGGTTTCCCAATTCGCCGGCGGTATTTGTGTAACCGTTACACACTCAAAGAAAGAATCCGTATTGATTCGAAGTGAAATATGGTCGAAAATAGGGGCAAAATTGAGTGAATTATGGTTAAAAGGTAAGGGGAAATATGGCTTGGTATCAAGTTTTAATGATTATCTTATCAGTGTTTGGAATGGGTTGGGCGATGTTTTATGTTCTTGCCGGAAAGATCGAGAAAGTCGATGAAAAGATGGCAGAACGAACAAGAGATATTATTAGAGAGATCAGAGACAGCAACCTGGACTTTCATGGGCGGTTGTCGAAGCTAGAAGGAAGGCTTGAAAAATAGGGGAAACGGCTCATAGCTCAGCGGTTAGAGCGGTTCTCTTATAAGGAAATGGTCGGTGGTTCAATTCCACCTGAGCCGAAAGATAAACAAAAACATCGATTTTGTGTACATATCGCAAGAACATGCATACAAAACGGGATTTTTTAGGCATGATAAGGATGATAGGGCGCATGGGCGAGTGGCTTAAGCCAGACCAGAGCCGGTAACAAGGCGATAAAGACGGTGGTCGATGCTCAGACATATACCGTCGTCTCGGCATCCGTGGGTTCAAATCCCACTGCGTCCAGTTTTTCATTAAGTGTAGGTTAGCGAGGAATGGCAACCCATAATCACCACGCTCTAAGCGGTCATCAAATAGATTATTGTTTAACACACGATAGTTATTTCTGCTCAACCTGCGATGAATGGATTGAAAAGAAACGCAGCGATCCGGAATGTGAGTATTGTGCAGATAGGCCGGAGAGGCCTTCTAAAAGGTGAAGAAATGAGAACTATATTTAAAAAACTTCTAGAGACTGATAAAAATACATTTGAACAATCTCTTGACGAATACAAAACAAAATCAAACGATGAATTACTCAATATATTATTAGTTAAACACCTAGAAGTCGGGGAAGGCAATATAATTGTTTGGGTTTTGTTGGATCGGTTGTGTGAACACGTATCAGAAAAAAAAGATGGGGAATGATGATTCTAGATTGGAATTTACGCAGATTAATTAATGCCATTAAAACGTGGAAAAATCGTCTCAAATGGGCATGGCAGCGCGCATATCGTGGTTATGATGATACAGCCAAATGGAGTTTGGATTATTATATAGCAAAAATCGCGATGCCGGTATTAAAGCAGATGGCGCGATATCCTGGACATCCAGGAAGCATTACAGCAGCCCAGTGGAGAGACTATTTATTTCAGATGTATAGAGCCATGGAGTTGATCGCAGAAGATAAAGGGATTTATACTGAAGAAGAAGAAAAAGAAATTGATGATGGTATTGCTCTCTTCGGAAAATGGTTTAGAGCTTTATGGACATGAGGAACGATGGAAAGTCCTAGGATGAAACGATTACGAGAATGTGGGTTGATCGACTGTTTAAAAGGCACCGGAATCACATCAAAAAACTATAAAAAATTTTTATATTCCAATTCAGCTTCTTGGCGTGCTTATTTTTTAGGCATAGTTGTCGGTATATTGGCCACATTGCCTTGGTTGTTATGATAACAGCTATTATCATAACGAAAATAATGGATGAAACCATATTCCTGATGTCGGTAAAATGGTTGCAATTTTGGAGAATATGATGACTGAATGGATTCAATCGCCAAGAGGAAATCTTATGCTTGGCAACATTAAAGAACGCTTTTACGTTAGTTTTACAAGCCAAAGAGATATTTTTGGAAAAGCAGGGTGCGAAACAGCGCTTTGTATTGCTTTAGACGAATCCGGCAGAGAGATGAAATATCTAATTCTGGACGGGGATTGGCGCAAAGAATATGAGCCTTTGGTTGAAAAAGGACTCGATGCGTGCAAGAAATTTTATCAAGACAACAAAGCAGATTTTGCGAGTTCTTGGAGTGATCATGAGTGAATGGATAAGTGTTAAAGATAGATTGCCAGACAAAAAGAAACATAAAGAAGTTTTGACTTTTGAATATTTAAAACACATTAAATCTGGTAGAAAAATACCTTTTATTTGGATTGAAGAAACAAAGTGTATTCACAAAGATGAAAGTGGAGTTTATTCGGATGCTGGAGGGGAAAACATTACCCATTGGATGCCGCTACCGGAGAAACCTAAATGAATGAATGGATAAGCGTTAAAGATCGTCTACCAAAAGAAGATGGTGATTATTTAACTTATGTAATAGATAACGGGTGTTGTTATCACATGGATGTTCAGCGTTTTTCAAAAGTTGGCAGAAAAGAAAAAGGAATGTACAGCGATGTTTTGTTACATTGGGAAAAAGAGTTTTGGGATGATAATTTCGTAACCCACTGGATAGATATACCAGAGCCACCACATGAGTAAGTGGATTAGTGTTAAAGATAGATTGCCGGAAAAATGGAGTGAGATTTTGATATATATACCAAATTTCAGGGGAAGCAAGGACTTTATTAACGTTACTATATACGTGAATAAAGAAGGTTTGTTTGGAGCAACTCACTGGCGATCGTTGCCGGAGAAACCATGATTAAAATAATATTGATATATATTGCAGGCGTAATTATCGGCATATTACTGTATGTTTTTATAACGTGGGCATACAAAGATACCCCAGTCCACAAAATACCATTGATGCGGGTTTTTGTAAGACCTCATCATTAGGAGGAATTATGAAAGATAAAAAACCTTGCATCCAATGCGGAGAGCTATGCGACATCTTTCCAGTCATGCTTGGCGACACCTTCACGCTGACCTATCTGCGCGTGTGCGGGCCGGAATGCTTGTTTTTAGAGGCATATGATTATCTTTATAAAATCTGCTATCATAAGGATTTCCGCAATCATCTAAGCGATAAGCAATATGAGGATGATGCAAAGCTCTGCGATGAGTTTATTAAGACAACGACTGATCAATATTTAGAAAGTTTCGAAAAACATCTCAAAGCAAATCCCGAGATGCTTACGTATCCTGCTCCTGATAGCATTTTAAGCTTGTTCAAAGATTCGAACAAAATACCCAATACTTCAGCCGGAACTATGTGTTTTAAACGCTATAATCCTACTAAACAAGAAAAAATGCGAATGCAAAAAGAACATATTGAAAAGTTACAAAAAGATTTGCGTGAAGCACAGGATGATTTAGATAAATTGATGAATGATAGGCTGGGAGAAAAAATATGAAACTAAAAGTCACCTGGGAAAACGGAAAAACTGAGAAGATCGAACTAGATGATGATGAACGGAATGCTTGGGAAAAGTTTGTTTTCAATGGAGAGTGGATTAACAAATGGTTTAGTGTACGTAAAGAAGATCATTTTGAAGGTTGGAATTTTCAAAAAGCCATTAAAATTGAGATTTTTAAATGACCATAACCATAGCCCTGCTAGAAATGATCCTCGCTATGGCGATCGTGTTTTATCTATGTAACCCGTGGAGAAAATGATGGAAGATCGATTTGTCTTATGGCTAAAGATTATGTCGAGACAGGGATTTTTAGACGCGGAAGAGATTAATAAAATCTTATCTGGCGACAAAGCCACAGCCGAAGCTCTTTGGAAGGATTTCGTTGAGTATGATAAGACGGCGGTAAGGGATTTTGTTTTTGACGTCTTTTGCAGTAACTCTATTGAACTAGTCAGAATAACATCACAGAATCTGAAATGATGAAATACTTTTTAATCCTGTTGGCGATCTCTCTCTTTGTATGGAACGAGCACAACAAAAACATCCACACGTTTGTCTGTGTTCCGGCAGAGAGGCATCTGCCAACCAGCAGCCATTGGTAAATAAAATATATAGTTGACAAACATTACCTTTGTTCTAATATAAGGCAAAGGTGTGATATGTCTTCTTTTTCTGAAGTTATTGATTATCTATCCGAGTCTCATTTTAATAAAAACATTTCAATTGAGCGAAAAGCATTCGCTTCTCATCTTACAAAAGTCTTAATAGCACTTCGTATTATTGAGTCTGTGGATTTAGGTTACGCACTTCCCGGACAGGAATTGAGTGCGATTGACGATTGTATTTACGATTTCGAAAATCAAGAGCGCATAGAAAACGAATAGTAAAATATTTAGTTTACTAGTATCTTAAGGTTATAAAATAAAACCTTGACAAGGCGTTTCTATGACCGCAACCGCTTACGAAACTAATAGACAGTTAGACCAAAACTTTTATGTAGACGGAGGCGAATCTAATAGCTCAATCAACCGATTCAAAGAAGAGTGCTATAACCAGTATATTGCCCAAACACAGGCTTTCTGGAACGAGGCTAGAATCGATCAACGCTTCTTGGCTGGTGATCAGAGCCTCTGGAACGAGATTTATTCAAATATACCAAGCAATCGACGCAGGCAGTTCAATTTCAATCGCATACGCCGAATCATCAACATGATATCTGGACATCAACGAAAGCATCGTAAAGCGACGATTGTACAACCTATCGAAGGTGCGGATGAAGAAACAGCTTCACAATTTACGGATGTCATTTCGTGGGCGTATCAACGCGATAATGTCTACAATACCATTAGCGATGCGTTTGAGCGCGGCGCTCTTACTACTGGGTTCTCTTTACTTAATCTTTGGCTCGATCACACGCTTGATCCTGCGTCTGGTGACCTGAGATGCTCGCATTTAGCGTACAACTCATATATCTGCGATACGTTCTTCCGAAAGCAGGACATGTCCGATTGTTCTTTCGTTTGGACACGGAAATGGGTAACGCAAGATGAAGGTGCATTGCTTTTGCCTGAAAGAGAAGAAGAAATTCTTAAAATGAAAGCTCCTCGATATGGCACTAAAGATCAAAGATTTTACTTTATGCCGGAGAATTATAACTTCACGACACGCAATCTTTTGCCATATGACGAATTCTGGTATCAGGACACTCGAAAACAAAAGCTTTTAGTTGATACTCAGACAGGCGAGACGATGGAGTGGTCGGGCGATAAAGAGCGCCTAGAGATGTTCTTGGCCACATATCCGCAAATCAAAGTACAAACGGTTACACGGCCAACGGTTCGTTTAGCGATCAGCGTTAACGATAAAGTAATGTATGACGGCCCGAACCCATTGAACATCGATCGATATCCGTTTGTTCCTGTCCTTGGATATTGGGACCCCGACAATATCTATTTCATGTGGCGGATGCAAGGGGTTGTTCGAGGCCTTCGTGATTCCCAGTTTCTTTATAACCGTCGCAAGGCAATTGAACTCGACATCATGGAATCTCAAGTCAATAGCGGCATGAAGGTCATGGAAGGTTCTCTTGTCGATGATAATGACGTGTTAAAGTCAGGACAAGGGCAGCCGATATTTATCAAAGCATCAGCGCCATTAGGCATGGGATCTGTCGAACCGATCCAATCGCCCGCAATTCCACCGACGACGATTCAGCTTTCAGAGATCCTATCTCGTGAGATCAGTGAGATTAGCGGCGTTAATGAAGAGCTATTGGGAGTCGCCGATGATGATAAAGCTGGTGTCTTATCGATGCTTCGTCAAGGAGCTGGACTCGTAACCCTCGAAAGGCTGTTTGATCAGCTTGACCTTACGCAAAAGCTCTTAGGTGAAATCTCAATGGATATTATCCAAAACAACTTCACCTATGGAAAGATCCGACGCATTTTGGGTAAAGAGCCAACCGAACAGTTCAAAAACAAGGCATTTCAAAAGTACGATAGCGTCGTAGCCGAAGGACTTCTTACCGACACGCAAAGAAAGCTAGAATTTATCCAATACATGAATTTGAAGGAAATGGGATTGCCTGTTCCTTCAGATATCCTGATCGATAAAGCTCCTATTCACAATAAGAAAGAGCTGAAAGAAGCAATTATGAAAGCTGAGCAAGCACAGGCACAAGCCGAGCAACAAGCACAGCAGTTACAACTTCAAAACATGGCGACAGAAAATGAAACAAAACTTTCGTTCTCTCATGCTCAGCATGCTTTGGCGGCTGAACGCATGGCGAAAATCCAAGAAGAAAGAGCCGTTAACGCAGAAAGAATGCAAAGAGCCGACGAAGAAAGAACCGGAGCAATTCTGAACCTGATTAAGGCTTTTAAAGAATTGCAAGGCATGGATGTAGATCAATTAGCTAAAAAAGTACAAATCTTAAATGCCCTTACGGGCGAAGTAAAGGAAGGACAAAATGAAAAAGTGCGCAAGCCCGGTCAAGAAAAAGGTGCTGAAGCATCTTAAGGAAGACATTAAGGGCGAGAAAAAAGAAATCTCTGAAGATGTTGCTTTAGCGAGATCTTTGAAAGGCAAAAAGAAAAAACCAAATATGAAAAAGATCATTAAGGCGAAGAAGTTTCGAGGCGATGAATATGGCATCTAAGAAAGGAAAATCCAAGATTAAAACCGTGATGCATGAGTACAAGTCAGGTGCTTTGCATAGTGGCAGCAAGAAGGGCCCTATGGTTAAGTCTCGCAAACAAGCAATCGCAATAGCTCTTAGTGAATCTCGTAAAGCCGGGGCAAAGATCCCTAAGAAAGGAAAGAAAAAATGAAAAAGGCAATTATAAAGAAATCCAGTCCAGTTGACATGGTCTATGAAGGGATCAGCAAGCAGGAAAACGCACTTAAAGAGTTGAGGGCGAAACGTATTGCCGGAAAAGCGAAGATGCGTGGAGCCAAGTTTAAGGGCGGTTTATATGCTGGCCGATACTCAGAATAGTCATGTTGTTAAAAAAATATTTTAATTGTATATTGCAAGATATTGTGTGACACATTTAACGAGGCTCAAATGAAAAAGTTCGGAAAGGGACATATTAGCGGCGCTTCAAGTGAGCATGTTGCTAGTGCAAAAAATGCAATGTCTCAAAAAGATAACGGCTCTATGGACTATATGCGCATTCAAGACAAATTTGCTTCTGAAGATGCAAGTAAGTTAAGAAAAGGCGAATATCGCCATAATCGTTACGAGTAAGATTCTCTATCAAAAATCTCCTGATTGTGTTTGAGGCTCTAGCATTTCTGTTGGAGCCTTTTTTATTTGTCTTATTCTAAAAAATTTTGTTGACGCGGGGCGATATATATATTAGCCTGCGTAAAAGTAAACCTTTTACTTTATGCAAGACAAATTTATTAAAATCGAAGATATAGAAAAGAAACCAACGCTTGGACAGCGACTCGCCGAAACTCAAGAAGAACATCAGAAACAGCAGATTGAAGTCGGGGAGTTTGTTGAAGAGGTTGGCAACAAAGAGGTAATGGGCGAGGTC